CGTGCATCAGATCTTCTCGATGTCCAGAGCCGGCGTCCGGATCGTGATCCCGTCCGGCGTCACGATCATCCGCGTCAGCCCGGCCATCACGTGGATCTCGCGCCCGTTCTTGAAGATGATGCGGTGCTCGTTTCCGTCCGCATCCTCGTCGGTATAGACCGCCGTTTCGCCTGGCGCGAGATCCGGGCGGTTCGAGCCGCGATCGCCAACCGCCACCATCACGCCGTGATCGCGATCGCCACCGACCGAGAAATACAGGCCCTCCGGCTTGATCCGAGGCCGTGAGCAGAAGCCGTGTTGATGCAGGATCTCGATGCCGTCGCGCACTTCGCCGTCGAGCAGCTTGACCTGTGCTGTCTGGATTTTTCCGGCATCGTTGATCAGGGTGACTACGGCGCGCGCCACCATCAGGCGCAAACGTCTTGCCGTGGGCGCAATCATGCGCGAGAGCAACATCTGCGCGTCGCTCACCGCGTGCTCCAGTCTTCGGCCTTCTCACGCTTCTCGCGTTGCTCCTTCGTGCGCAGCTTGCCGAACAGCTTCGACTGCGCAACACCTTCGAGCAGCTGGAACGACTCCGGACGGGCAATCGCCAGCTCGGTCAGCGTGCCGCCTTGCTCATCGAGCGAGTAGGTGCAGCCGACGATCAGCATTTCCGCGCTATCAAGCCACAACATCGGCGACGTGACGGAGACCAGCGTATTTGGCAGCCACAGCTCACCGCCAGGGTGCCGCCAGCCTTGCACAGTGATTGAGCCGCGCGCAGAGCGCCCGCGACGAACATTGCGTTCCCACTCCGCGCGATCGCGCAGCGTGATGTTCTTGCTATGGCTCTCGGCCAGCACGATCAAGGGGCGATGGCGCGTGATGATCGGATCATCAACCTTGCCCGAAGGCGCGGAGTGTTCCGTTTCTCCGTCCGCACCGAGGCGCCCCTGGCCTTTGGTGACATAGCTGGAGAACCGTTCTTTCCAGGAGAAGTCAGCGCGCGCGGCCTTGATGTTCTGGCCCTCGACCAAACCATGATCCAAACGCTCCTTGCCGGCGCGGGTGATGACGAGATCGCCATCCGGGTTGCTGGTCAGCAGCAAGGCCTTCTGTCTTGCCGCACGCTCCAGGCACTCGAAAACGCTTTCGCCCTCCTGGATGTTCCACGACTCAAACGCGCTACCCACATCGGTTTCGATGATGAGCTTGATGCCGTAGGGCTTGATCAGGTCACGCGCCAATTGGTCAAACTTGACCTTGTGCCATTGGCCTGATTTGTGGATCGCCGAAGAATCAACCAGGTCAGCTGTCTTGTCGCGCCCGGTCACGCGGATCGTGTGGCGGCTCGCGTCGTAGTCCGGAGACACCGAATCGACGTAGCCGGTGATGACCACATCGCCGTCGAGAAACACCTGGCAACTTCCACCGGGCTTGAGCGGCGACGCAATGGGGTTGCCCGGCCAGCGCTCGGTGATCTCAAGGTCGAACGTCCCGGCCATCTGCTCGATCGAGCGCGTGATGCGCACATTCTTCCAGCCGCCGTAGAAGTTGCCAGCGGTGCGAAGTTCAGCGATGCCAAGAGGGGAGTCGATTGCCATGCGGACAGGCTACTGCGCGCTGCCCAGGTGATCGACTAAAGGGCTTTACTACCGGTGTTCATTTAGCGCAACGTCAGAAGGGCAAATCATTACATTGCGAATGATCACCGAAACGCTTCTTGCACTCGGTGCACGTGGCTGGCCACCAGCGCCGATAGAACCAATATCTGCACCAAACTACAAATCGCGCGTGTTGCGTGTCACCGACGCGATCACCATACGTGGTATCTGAGGCTCCGCATCGGCGACAAGGAACGACGTCACTATAACCGTCTGCCCCGTAGTCATAGAAGACCGCATCATAGTCAGGGAGACAACCGAACCACCAGCACAGCAGTTTCTTCAGCATGATCACTTTCTCACAATTTCCAGTGCCTCACCACCAGGCACAAAACCGGGATGGCGGATCAGGCGGCGATTGCGCGAAATCAGCTCATCTGCCCGCGTGGCGTCGCCGTGGATACGGTAAGCGGCAACCAGCGCCGGCATTGTCGCCGGGAGCGTCACGCTGGCCACACGCGGGGCGTTGATCGAGCGCGCCGTCAAATCGCGCACCAGCGCCACGCGCAGCGCCGTCAAGGCCTGATAGACCGGGTCGGAAACCTCTTGCGGCAGCGTATCGGTCGGCACGATCCCGGCGGCTTCGTCATCGAGGCGCGCGGCCAGATCGTCACGTGTGGCCACCGCCTGGTCGTAAGTGTCAAAGTCGGCACGGCTGGCCACGCGGGCGCCTTCGATTAACGCGGCACGCCGCACCAAGGTCGCCATCGCCGCTTGATTGCTCGATTGACGGACGCGCGAGGGCGTTGTTTTCGGCACGTTGGCGTGGCTGCTGCCGTAGTCGAACAGGCCGCGATACGAGTTGAGTGCGTAAAGCGGGCTCTTGGCCAGCGCCTTGAGCGCTCCGAACATACCGAGCACGCTTTGCGCGAAGGCAGCGGGCGCCCGGATCAGGCTGTTCAAGCTGCCGACGATGCTGCTGGCCGCCGCGACGTAGTCGGTGAGGATCGACAGATCCGGTACCAGCGAACGGCGCGCCGATTCCAGCGCGGCCATTGCCGACTTCGCCTGGTCAAGCGCGCTGACCTCGACGAACTCGGGAGCGCCATCCAGGGAGAAGTCCTGCGCGAATTCATCGGCGGTCGCCGCATTGGCGTCATCAGCGGCTGACTCGACCGCGTCCTGCGTATCCTGGCGCTCCGCCGGCTCGGTGTTTTCGCCGGCCTCAATGAAGTCCAGCGAGAATTTGGCGCAGCCGCCTTCTTCCGGCGATTCGGAGATCCGCGCCGGGCTGACCAGCGTGACCGTGCGCTTCCCGTAATACGGATGCACCAGCGTTCCAGAGCCCGGCTGCTTGAGTACCTTGATCAGCGCATCGCGGGCCTTGATATAGTCAGGGCCAATGACGATCGCTTCGATGGTGAAGGTGTCGTACTTCTGGCCGAGATCCTCGGGGAAGGCATCGTCGCGCTGCGGATACTCGTGCACGGCGACGCGCCGGCCGACTTGCGTATTCGCGCTCTTGACACTGAACGGGACGTTGCGGAACGAGCCGGGTTGCAGGCTCTTGCGCCAGGGGGCGATGTACTTGGTCATGGCGTAACCATCGATCGACCAGCGTCGACGTTCATCGGCAAACGGGGAAGGTTGCTGGCGGCAGAAACTGAAGACACACGACCGTCCTGGTCAACGCGGACGCGAATTTCACCGTCGATTTTCCCGTTTGCATCCCCTTGCGGCGCCGTAGCAGACGGGCGTTCCGGACCGAGTTTCTCAGCCGCGAATTGAATGGCCATGCCCGGCAACGTGTATTTCTTCATCCACTCGGGCATCAGGTCGGAAAGCGCTTGTAGCTTCTGGCCGATCCAATCGACCGCCGAAGTGAACGAGTTCTTGATGCCGGCCCACAGGTCGGCAAAAAAGCCTTTTATCGGTTCCCAGTATTTGTAGATCAAGAACGCAGCGGCGGCGATGGCCGTTACGACCAAACCAATCGGATTCAACAGGAAAGCTCGGCTGACGATAGCGATCACCGCGCCCAGAAACTTGAACGCGACGGCCAGCGCCGTTACCCCTGGCCCCGCCAAAGAGATGAAAGTTCCGAATCCCGCCAGAGCGATGAGCGCCGTGCCGCCGACGATCGCCAGCGCCGTCAAGGCCATAGCAATACGGCCCAGCCACTGCGCCAGAACCGGATTCTCCTTGATGAAATTAGCGACGGCGGCGCTGAGGCTCCCGAAAAGCTCGACCATGCTTTTCAGATCGTCGCCCATAGCCTCGCCAAAACTGGCCATCATGTTGACGAAGTTTCCGCTGGCCGCATCCCACATGGCCTGCAGCGTGCCGAGAATCTTGTCGACACGCTCTTTCAGGGCCGCCTGCTTCTCCATGTCGGCCACCATCTTCTCGTATCCCGCAGCCCCCTTGTTGATCAGGGTGGCCACCATCTGCTGATCCTGACCGCCACCAAACATCTCGCGGAGAATGTACGAGAGCTGTGCCGGGTTGAGCGCCTTGAGTTTTTCGAACTGCTTGACCATGTTCTGGACGCCGAGGAAGTTCCCTTTCTTGTCGGTAAACTCGAGGGTGCCGAACCCTTTCTGCTTGAGCAGTGCGTTGGCACTGCTGATTTTCTTGGCATTCATCAGCGTATTGATCACGCTACCCATGCCGGTGCCAACCGTCTCGCCGCTCATACCAGTCTTGATCAGGATCGCGTAAAGGGCGGTCATCGCCTTGCTTGCTTCCAGGCCCTGAATATTGACCTGCTTGAGCGCGCCGGCCGAACGCGCGAAGGCATACATCATCTCGGTCGCTGACACACCCTGATGATAGACGCGCTGGATGGTGTCCATGAACTTCAACATGTCGCCGTCAGCAACGCCGGTGGCTTCCTTGAGCTTGGCGGCGAATTCAGCCGCCTGCTCCGGTGTTTGCTTGAGCAGCACGGCGATCTTCGCGGTGGCCTCGCCGACGCCGCCGAGAATCGAATCATCGGAGATGCCGAACTGCTTGAGCGTGGCCATCATGTTCAGGAAGTCGGCCGAAGTGCCTGGCAGTTGATTGCCGAGCTTGACCGCCAGCGCATTAACCTGGTCGAAAGCCCCGGTCAGACCGTCCTTGTCGAGCATCGTGACTTTAAGCCGAGTCGACGCATCTTCCAGTTCAGAAAATGCGTCGATCGTTTTCAGCAGTGCGGCGCCTGCGACAAGGCCGGCGCCAAGAGATTTCATCCCGACGCCGCCGAGCGACTTCAGCTTGCCGCTCAAACCATCGACCTGACCGGCGATCCCGCGCAAGCCGCCGGTCATTTGGTCGAACAGCTTGATCGTGACGCCCAACATCATCATGGATGGCATGCTCTGTTGATCCTATTGAAACTTTGAAATCAGTTGGACGGGCGATTGATCCGCGCAGCCTGTGCGTGCCAGAAGAGCAGCTCCTCCACGTCCATCGCCCACAGCTCGGCTGGGGGGAAATGGAACGTGTAGGCGATGTCTCCGATCACATCTTCCCAGTTGCGAGGGATGTTCCCAAAAAACCGCTCACCACTTCGATCAGCTTGGGCATGTCCTCGACATCAATGCGGTCGATGATGGCCGGCGACAGGTCGGAGAGGGTTGCGGCAAAGTCGAGAATCATATCGAACGGCTTGTCCATCCCCTTCAGGCCGCGAAAATCACCTGCCTTCGGCCGGCGCAGCTGCAGGACGGAAAGAGTGGAATCGCCGTAAGTGATGGGATGCGACAGAGGAATTTCGATCTTGTTTTCCATGATCAGACTTCCTCACACGACATGGCTTCGAAGCGCAGCGACACTTCGCCCTTGTCCATTTCCAGCGCCTTGGCGTTCCAGGCGTTGCGCAGCACGAAACTGCGCTTGGTGTCGGTGTCGAACGAGACGGTCACGTCGACCATGTCGGCGAACTCCTGCAGCGAGGTGTCCGCGTTATGGGCGATCGTGCATTCGACGAAGGGCACGGTCGGCTTTTCCTTGTAGCCGAGCACGCCGGAGTCGCCGAGGTCCGCCGTGCGCTCCATGTTGCCGAGGCCCAGCTTTGCGCCTTCTTTCGACGCCAGGCGTTTGCCGGCGACGGTGATGAAAGCGCGTCCAGTGTTATGTGACATGGTTTACCTCACAGAATGAATTGAACAGCCGCCGCGAACACGTCGAACTGATTGACGACGTTCGGCGGCAGGATGGCATTGACGCGGCACTCGTCGGCCTCGGAGCGCAGCACCTTGATGTTCTTCTTGAAGCCGTCAAGGTCTTCGAGCAACCCAACGTATTCGAGCTGCGCCGCCGCCGCGATCAAGGTATTGGTGATCAAGCGCGGCGTGGCGATCTTCTGTCCGGGGGCGATGCGTTCGAGCACATCATCACCAGCCAGCTTGTGCGCCGGGTAATCCCGCGCCACCGCGAAGCGGAAGACGTAGCGCATGTAATCCACCGTCCACTTTGTGTTGAGCTTGAGCAAGCTGCGGTCATCAAGGCCGAAGCTGTTGGTCTGGTAGGTCGTTACCACCTGCTCGACGATGGCCTTGCCGGACTCGTCGAAGATGATCGTGCTGATGCCGTCGTGCAGCACCAGGTTACGCTCGGTCATGGTCAGCCGGTCGGCTTCGGCCGGGGCCATCACGTCGGGCAGCTCGATGCCACGGAAGGGCACCGCCGGATCGTTGCCGCCCCGGAACTCGACGCCGGCAGCGGCCTGGGCGGCGATCACCCACGGCAGACTGGGCGACTTGTTGAGGCCGAACACCGAGCTGTGCGGGCTGTTGCGCGACGACCCGTAGGTCGAGAGGCCTGCTGCCGTCGCACCTTTGAAGGTGAAGACGTGGCCAGCGCGCATGTCCATGCCGCCCCAGCGGCTTTGCAGCTCGGTTTCCATCGCCACCAGGTTGGCGGTATCCGCCCAGGGCATGACGATGCTGTAGTAGGCGCCGGTGCTCATCGCCGCGATCGCGGTCAGCACGTCCGGGTTGCCCGATCCGGCGACGCCGACTGCGGTGGCCATCGTCACGCCTTTCGGCATCGTCTCGCCGTCGTAGTAGTTCCAGCGCACGTCGATGCCCGCGCCCTCGGCTCCCTTGTGGCGACTGGTCAGCGTCACAACGCCGGCGACCGAAGCTGCCGTAACCGGCAGGTCGAGGTCGGCATTGACGGCAGCGGCGATCGCCGTGGCGATGACCGTCGGCGTTTGCGAGACCTGGATGCCCACGGCGATGCGCTTGCCGCCGATATACAGGTAAGGCGTGCCCGATTCGGTCGGCGTGCCGGTAACGGTGATCGTCTGCGTGCCCGCCACACCTGCCGGCAGGTCATCAAGCGCCAGCGCCCACATCTCGGTGTAGGGATTGACCTTGATCGCGGCGGTAATCATCTGCGCCAGCATCGAGCCGCGGCCGAAGTAATTGACGCCATCTTCCTTGCGCGTGACGCGGGTCAGAACGCCGGCTGGGATGATGCCGCTGGTCAGCCGCTGACCGATCATCAGGATACGGCGCGCCATGCCGGGCAAGCCGCGCACGGCCTTGGTGTGGTCGATTTCGATGTATTGACCCGGTACCCGCCAATCGGTCGGGATGGTCAGAAAAGTGATGTTATCGGGCATGTTTGGCTCCGGTAGTCAGTGGCAGGATGTCTGGCGCGTGGCGTCAGGCTTATTTCTTCTTGGCGGCGGTGACTTTCCCCGCCGAATCGGCCTGGGTTTCGAGAACCTCTACGGCCTTGACTTCGGCTTCAACTGCTGCCTCGGGCACCTCGCCCAGCGTCACATCGCCGTCGCGTTCGCGGCGCAGCCAGTAGCTGTTGCGTTCGACCGCTTCACCAGCGGCTTCGAGTTGCTTGCCCGTTTCGTGGCGGACCAGAACGCCTTCTTTCGGGGTGGCGAATACTTTGGGCATACATTTACTCCTTCAAAATAACGGTGTCGGAAAGCTCGGGAGCTGACGTGCTGAGGTTTTGCGGCTCTTGCAGCCACTTGTCGTGCTCGGATGCTGGCTGGTGCGGGTCGATGTCGAAGTCGGCGTGGAATGTCTTGAACTCGGCGAGATCTTCCAGGAGCGATGGCAGCGCGACCTCGGAGATGGTTTGCACCTGCACCACGCCGACGTAGACGCCATTCTTGGAAAGCGCTTCGCTGTTGATCATGTCGCAGTGCACGACCTCGAAAGAGGCGGCGCTTTGCCCGGCATCGAAGCTGACCGTGGCGCCGTCGACCAACGTCATCACGGCCTCAAGCATTTCGCTCAGGCCGATCTGGATGCCGTCGCCGTGACGTGCGGCTTGCTGGCTGCGGCTATTTTTAGCGATGCAGGCGATGCCGAACTTGGGGCGCGCCAGCCGATTGCGGACCGGGAACGAACCCATTGCCACATAGACCGCCGGTGCATCGGTGGAAAACTTACTGACCAAGCTATCCGCATCAAGATCGGGCAGCGAATCGACCTGGCGCAGGCGCTTGCCAAGCAAAGAGTTTTTGACCAGGGCAACCAGCCCGGTTTCAAGTTCAACCAGCATGAGCAGATCCTCCGCTGGCGCCGGCGATGCGTCGCTCAAAGATTGCCAGGATGTCGCTTCTGTCGTCGTCATTAACGCCGAGATAAGGGCGTGCCGGCATCTTGACGGCCTTGACCACGGCAAAACCGCCACCAGGGATTGCAAACTTGAGCGCGCCGCCCAGGGCGCGGATGATGCCGCCAAACTGGTGAATAGCGGCATAGATGCGATTGACGCCCCACTCGGCAAAGTCCTTTCCCGCCGACGAGCTGATCGATCCGGAGAGATGGCCATCCTTGGTCAGCGTCCTGCCACCGGTAAGCATGGCGCGCAGGCTTTGCTTCCAGCGCTGGCCATCCGGCCCGGTTTGGGTACGGAAGCGCAGGCGCGTACTACTCTCGCCGAGCGCGGCAACATCCTGCAGCACTGGCGTCGGGTTATTCCCCAGCGCGATCAGGCGTTGCAGGGCGCCACGAACATCGGCGTCATCAACTGTGATCCAGGCGTCCATCAGATGAACCCTTGCGAGTTCTTGCGACCGAAGGCCGTCTGATCTGAGACCATTTCGACCGAGCCGCCCGTGGGCTGCGCCGCAGCGCCGAGATCGACACCGATGGATACGCGACCGGCGGCGACGTCACGGAAGAATGCGATCGCGGCGTCGTAACGCTTTTGAATGGTTTCGGTGACCTGGTCATCGTAGATGAAGAGACGCGCCAGATCGCACGCCAGGCGCTTGATGATCAGCGGCGGCGTAGCCAGCGGCACGGCGTTCCGCCCCGCTAGATAGCCGTCAATGGTGCTATCCGCGTCGGCCAAGCCCTGAGTCACGATGGCCAGCGCGGAGGTGGCAGCGTTCTGCTCCTCTGCCGTGTGTCCGGAAAGGTCGCCGCCTGCCGCTGCCAACTGCAGGAGTTCGCCCGAAACAAGCCGGGGAATTCTGCGGTCGACACGCTGCGCGATCTCTTCAGCAGAGAAGCGATCGAGCAGCTCGGAGGCGGCGGCGTAGGTCATTACTCGGCGCCGGCTTCTGCTTCAGCAGCGGCGATATCGACTTCAACACAGAGCAGTGACGGATCTTTCTTGATCTGTTCGATCTGATCCTTCTTGAGGTCGGCCAGCGGAATGTCTTTCGCCTCACGGCCAAATTCATGGCCGGCGCGGCGAAAACCATCGCGCTTGGCGGCAATGCGCAAGGCCTTGACGGTCTTTGCAGTTTTCTTCTGTTCCACCTTCGGTGTGTCCTTGGGGTCTGCCATCGTGTTCTCCTGGTAACGATTCTTTGGTCATCGCAGGGGCCGGGAAGCCCGGCCCCTGAGCGTGCTCTCGGGGGGGCTATGGGGTTAGGTGAGCCACGGCGTTACGAGCAGCTTGGCCGTGTTGCGGTAGATGTTGTCCGCGCCGTTGGCATTCTTTTCCGCCTGTAGGATCTGCAGCGCCACCCCTTCAAGTGAAGGCGGTACCACCAGCAGGCTCGGGCGAATCCCCAGCGGCTTGCCGCTGTCGCCCTTGAGGCTGCCCATCGCAGCACGAGCGGCTCCGTAAGCCGTAGCGTCAAGCGTTTGCTTGGAGGCATAAGCCAGTTGCCAGAGGCCGTAGCCGGCATTGCCGCGTGCATCGACGCCGTAGCGGAACAGCTTCTGGCTGAACAGCGCCTCGTCGTTGTCCTGATCCATCTTCACCAGCTTGTAATCGCGCCGCTTCTGGAAGATGAAGGGCTTGACCATCTTGCTCGTGTCGAGCAGATACCAGGCTGTGCCGGCGCCGCCACCGAAGTTGGAGACGGAAGCGATCGATTGATCAGCCTGAACGACCGGATGATCGGTGTCGAAGAAATACTGACCGTCGTAACACAGCCCAGCGAACCCGGCTGCCATCAATCCGAAGATCAGCTCGTCGGGGTGGTTCTTGGCATCCTGACCGAGCTGGCTGAACAGCGGCTTATAAACACCGTAGGTGTCGTCTTCGATGGAGTCGCGATCCACACCGAGTGTGTTTTCGTAGGACTTGTTCTTGATCGTGAAGTCGTGCGTCTTCAGGTTCTGAATCACGCGATCGCCGATCCACTCACGAAAGCGGGTCGTTGAACCGAGCCAGGCGTATTGCTCTTGCGCCTGTTGCGAGGGGACTTCCATCGCTACCTGACCCCAGTCCGACGGAGCGGCGTTGAAGGCGTCATTGAACGTCGTGTTGTAGCCGGTGAACATGGCGTTCAGGTTGGCGCGGTTGATCATGATGCCACCGAAGCCGACAAAGGCCAGGGCGCTGTCCGGATGCAGGCTCTGATCGAGCGGGACTGTATGGCCGGACATGACCGCCACGGCAGCGAGTGCCACGGCAAATGCCAGCCCGGCAATCAGTAGATAGGTTGAAGTCTTTTTCATGGTTTCTCCTGGTTC